AAGTCGGATGACGTGCTGGCGCTTAAGGCTCTTAAGAAAGAGCTAGACACCTTGAAAAAGGCACCCGCGAATGCCATTCGAAATTCGATCGGCGTCAATGAGAAGGGTTTTACCCGATTCAACCATAAGCCGGACAATATGATTGTGACCTCGCGCGATGCTGGGAAGATCATTGGATCGATCAATTGGGAAGGCCAGCGATGGGATTGGGGGTTAACAGTTCGAACACCGAGCCCAGCGATCCAGAAGGTAGTAACCATTAATCCATTCATCTAATCAAACGGGCGCCTTCGGGCGCCCTTATCGGAGAATCCAAATGAAGTATCAATTTCAAGGCAAGCAATACCCAACCATTCAAGCGATGGTGCTGGCAGTAAACCCGATAATCAATGCATGGTCCGATGAGATGATAGAGCAATTCTACGTCAACAATGTATTGCCATTCGACCGGCGATCAATCACGGAGATCATGAACGATGACAATTAATCGAGCACAGAGAATCGCGCTCCATCGCAAATGGATGCAGAACGACAACGGGATGTCCTACCGGAAGTTTAGGAGGACCATCGTTCCAGGTATCGCGGGAAATTTTTTCATGGTCCAGTGGTCGGGGATGTGGTTGGGCATTGAAGATGATGGATACACTCACAGTTAAAGACAAGGGCCTGAGGGCCCTTTTTTTATGGGCGCTTACCTGGAACAAGTGCCTGCTGCCGGTCGCGCAATCTAATATATAAAAATAGAAAGGTCGCAAGCTCGCAAGCTCGCGCTATATATAAAAGCCTCGAGGTCGCAAGCACCTGTAACCCTTGACAATAGAAAAAAGGTAGGGCTTTTAATACCTGGCGCATTATGGTAGAATTCAACAACCAAGCAATTATATAAGGTGAAACAATGAAAGTATCAGAAGCAAGAGAAAATGTCGGCGGGTTATCCAACCCGTCAAAAATGCCAAGCAAGTCGTACGGTCTACCCGCGCAAGCGTGCAAGGTGGGCGGACAATTGCGAGCGGTCAAAGGTTCGACTTGCGAGAATTGCTACGCTTACGATCGCGGAATGTATGGCTTCCCAGTAGTCAAGAAGGCGCAAGCGCGGCGCCTTGCGACAATCACGCGCGAGGATTGGGCGCCAAGCATGGCGCGAGCAATCAATAAAGATAAGTATTTTCGCTGGCATGACTCCGGCGACATCCAAAACGTCGAGCACTTCGCCAAGATTGTAGAAGTCGCACGCGCGACGCCCGATTGCCTGCACTGGTTGCCAACACGCGAAGCACAAACGGTCGCGGCCTATACCGGCACGCTTCCTGATAACTTGATTGTGAGAGTATCGGCCGCGATGGTAGACGGTCCCAAACCCAAGCGATTCCGGAACACTTCAACGGTTCACGCTCGAACCATTCCCACCAATTCGCATATATGCCCAGCGCCACAACAGGACAATGAATGCGGAGACTGTCGCGCATGCTGGGACAAAGACGTTCCCAACATTAGCTATCACCAGCACTAGGAGAGCAAATGTATCAAGTCAACCTAAGAGACCGAGCCGACCGCGAAAGCGGTTGGTTTGATTCAGAGATAACCGGCACGCACGACCACTGCTATTCGCAAGTCCGCACGCTGTCACTCGACCTGCACTTCGAAGTTCGGATCGTCAAGAAATGAGCCGCGAGGCCGCAAGCACGCAAGCGCCCCTAGGCCGCAAGCACAAGCCGCAGGAAGGCCGCAAGCAGACCCCCTGCCCATGCCCTTACCGACCCCTCAAACGCCCCTCACAGGGCTCTGTGGGAGGGGGAGGGCGCTATTCCCCACAACTTTTACCCACAAAATGGGCGCATTCTCTTAGCACTCATTACACAGGGTGTTGACTCAACAACCAAGCAAATGATAAGATCGAAAACCCAAAGCAAACTAAAGGAAAAAAGCAATGGTAAACACTAACCTAACCTGCCTTCAAGGCGAGATCCATATTGGATTCTATGACCTCGTTGATATCTTCGGTAATCCTGAAGATGTCTCCTCAACTGGAAAGTCCGATGTTCAATGGGCGATCGAAATCGACGGCGTGGTCGCAACCATTTACAACTGGAAAGACGGTCCCGCATACACGGGTGATGACAGTATCGAAGTCAAACGTATCCACGATTGGAAAATCGGCGGTCATACTCAATCGGCGGTATCCCTTGTGCTTCGCAAAGTTTCAAACTATGTATACGAAGGGATCAAAGTTGTATCGGGAGGTGAGTCATGAGCGCACCTTCAAGAATCTCACTGAAGAACATCAAGCATGCGGCATTCGCATCACACGAAACGCATTGTTTCGAAGCGACTGTCTGCCTTGATGGCGACCGAGTATGCAAGGCAGAGAATGACGGTAGAGGTGGAGCCGATCACTACTACCCATACAGGGGCCAATCAAACGAAAGCTTCGACATCATGATCGTCAAGCTTCGAGAGGCGTGCGCCGATCAGATCAAGATCGAAGATCCAGAAACCTACGAGCAATTCTGCCCAAGGTCAGAAAGCAATGAAGTGGACTACAGCCGTCTCGGTGATACATGCATTGAGATCGTTGTCTGCAACACCCTCAACACCTCGCTCATCAAGAAAGATATCAAGCGATTGATGCGTGCGAAGGTCCAACTGATTGAAGTCTCAAGCGGCAAGATATACGAGATTAAGTCGAAGCCTTTAAAGGAAACCTTAGAGCGGGTGAAGAAGCAATACGAGCCCGAATATCTCGTCTTGAACACGCTGTCCGAAGAAGAACAGTTCTATCACTGGACCAAGACCACGGAGGCTTAAGCAATGGCAAATCTAAAGATCAATGATTTCATCCTAATGATTGACGATCTGGCTGAGGTTCTGCTTGAGCGTGACAGTGTCGAGCTGAGGTATGAGTACGATGCCAAGTTCGATAGCTGGCACTTGGACGCGGAAGGCCAGAGCGATTACGAGGACTACACCGAAGAGGCCGAGGCTATCCTTCGGAAGATTGGCATAGGTCGCGAAGATGACGAGCCCTTGTTCGGATCCGATGTTGACCTTGATCCCAACGTTGACCCCGCAGAAGGGACCATGGGTTGGGAGGGATCTTAATGTTCGAGCAAGAAAGAAAAGCAATTGTGGGTCTCGCTATGGTTGTGATCATAGCGATCGCCTTCCTCTGGGTATCCAACGAAGACTACAAGCACGAAGTCGAGATGGAAAATCAATACCGCGAGATGGTATGCGCGGGTCACTGGCCGGACTACTGGCAAACCAATCCAAACTGTAAGGGAGAATCATGAAAGTCCTTGACCTCTTCTCCGGCATCGGTGGTTTCTCTCTCGGCCTTGAGTGGGCTGGGATGGAGACCATCGCGATGTGCGAGAAGGATAAATTTTGCAGACAAGTTCTGGCCAAGCACTGGCCGGACATCACCATTCACGAAGACATAAGGGATTTAGATGGGAAAGATTACGAAGGATCAATTGACGTTGTTTGCGGAGGATTCCCCTGCCAACCATTCTCGGTTGCAGGCAAGCAACTTGGAAAGGCAGATGACCGTCACCTCTGGCCTGAAATGTTACGAGTCATCAAAGAGTCAGCTCCCACTTGGGTCATTGGCGAAAACGTTTCTGGGTTCGTCCGGATGGCACTCGACGATGTGTGCTCTGACTTGGAAGGTGAAGGTTACCGAGTCCAATCGTTTGTTATTCCGGCTTGTGCCGTCGAAGCCCACCACCGCAGAGACAGATGCTGGGTTGTGGCCTACTCCGACGAGAATGACCGGCGGCGAAGAGATAGCACCATCTCACAGGAACGGCACACATGGATGGAACATCGGAGCGGCGGTCAAGGACAGTCTCTCGGCGGATCCGATTCGGATGTGGCCGACCCCGAGAGCGAGCGAGTACAAAGACTGCGGTCCTGTGGGCTCGAAGAGTCACACGCATATGGACCAGCGCTCGTACCTCTGTGCGAAGGCGAAGGATTCGGATCGACCTACTGGGAAACTGAGCCCGATGTGGACCGAGTGGTTGATGGGGTTCCCAATCGGGTGGACCGAATTAAATCCCTCGGAAACGCGGTAGTCCCTCAGCTTGTACAAAGAATAGGAGAAATGATCTATGCCGAGCACCAAAGATGACACCATCCTTGACGCGGATGACCCCGCTGCGAGCCTGGAAATTGTTGAAAAAATCGAGAAGCGAGGTGGGTTTCGGCCCAACTCCTCCTTCATGCACAAGGAAAAGAAAGCTCGCAAGTACGATTGCGATTGGTGTGGCATTGAGTTCGCAAGCACACACGTTCGCAACACCAAAAGATTTTGCAGTGATGCTCATCGGTGGAAGGAATACAACCTTGCCCGTAGTTTCGCCGCGAAGAAGCGTCTGACTGACAAAGCTCGCAAGAGTGGAAGCTTCAGACCACCATCAAGGGACGCAAGTGCCTTACTACTCAAAGCAAGAAAAGGAAAATAAGATGACAAAGAAATACAGAACGAAGCAAACCTTGATCGATGAGCAAGAACATCAGATCAAAGATCTTGGATACAAGATAAGGCTTAAGGAACAAATGCTCGAGCACTCCTCTAACAAGATTAAAGAGGAAGCCAGAAAAGTTTCAGACATGGTGTCTCCTCAAGCAACGATCACGGTATGGGAAGATCACTACAGACCGGACACGCCAATAATGCTTCTAGCCACCATTCAACTTTGGGATGAGGTCATCGGCACGGATGCTAGCGGCGAAAATAAGAAAGATCTCCTCAAGGAAATGGATAAGCTTTCCGAAGCTTTATCTGCATTCTACAGCGAATTTGATCAGGAGGTTCGCATCAACATGAGCATCAATCGTTACTAACCTAACCCTCCCCTTCGGTCTCATCTCGAGGCCGGAGGTGGAGAATGTTTGAATTCGCCATGCTTCCCATCCGCTCATTAATTAATATTAACTGTTCGTGATTGTCAGGTATTGCCCAAAAATCTTTATCAAGCAGGGGCTGCCACGTTCCCACGCTCTGGACCTTGGCCTCTATGTTCGGAAACCTAACATTTCGAAAATGTTCAGCGACTTCTTCCGCAGATTCCTTGCGTGTGTAATGCCCATCCTTGAACCTAGTACCTACAAGAATAACGTCATAGTAATCTTCGTGACTGTCATGCACCATCATCTATCTCCTCATCCTCATCGTCATCTTCCCAGAACGAATCATCCTCATCCTCATCTTCAACCTCCTCCTCGAGATCCTCCACCTCGATATCCTCCTGATCAATGACCTCCACCTCTGATGGATCAATCACCTTGGGCGCAAGTTCATTCTTCTCGATCAAAGCCATGAGTCTTGCCTCCACCTCTGAGCGGTCCATCTGATCGATCTTACCGGTCTTGATCTCCTTCTTATCAATCATCAACCCAGCAAGCTTTGCCCGTCCCAGCTCCGCCTGTACTGCCGCACCGTACACACCATCCTCCATCGCCGCATCCCGAATCTTTTGCAGGTCACGCGCAACCTTCTCAAAAGTAATCTCATACTTCCTCTGCTCGAGATCCTTCATCTCCTGAATCTTTCCTTGGATATGGGTATACCTTGGATCGTTCAGCATCTTGGTCGCAGCGACTGCGGGGAATGAGTACCCTGCTCGATGAGCGCATTCGGTATTGGTCAGATCATGATAGACATACAACTGGATGAACCGTTCTTGCTTCGGCGTAAACTTCATCTGCTTACGTCTTGGCTTGTACTGTTCTGGGTTCCTGAGAATGTCCTTACCTGGAGGAATCTTAAAGTCACGCGCTTCGGCCTCACGCATCACCTCTGCGACCTCATGCTTCATCTCACCTGCATCACTCATTTTTAAATCTCCTGCTACAACCCGCCACAAAAATTTTTTATTTTCTCAAGCCCTCTAAGAATACAAGAGAGAGTACACCGATAGGGAGATATTTTTAATATATCTCTCCCTCTCTTTAGAGAGCATACCTACCATACCATCATACCACCCTTATAAATCAATGACTTACGAGGTAGGTATAGTAGGCATGACGTAGGTATGACATATAGTGACCATACCTACCTACTTTCCCTATGTATTTCAAACACTTACCGACTTATCCACAGGGGGTAGGTATGATTTCAGATTTTTCATTTCATACCTACCTAAGTGACCACTAACCTCACCTATTTTGCCTAGAAAATCCATTAACTTTCATCCCTAAGTGTTTTCCCATCACCTGGGATAAGGTCACCCATCTCATCCATCATCGCCACAAAACGCTCCTGCTTTTCTGACCGCAGGGTCGCCAATAGATCCTGCAGCATCTCGGTTGTCACCTTCTTCTTCTCTTCACTCATTGTGTTGCGCCTTCTTTCTGTTATGATTCGTTCTGTCGCGGCATCCCTTAACCGTGACACATACCTTAGTTGCTTTGGGTATAACTACATCGGGGCTCTTTCCGGCGCCTCGGTGTAGTTTCTAAGCAACCTAATCCGTCTTCCCCTTTCCTTCCCCATCGAGCTCCTTCTCGATAAGTATCTGGGCATAGTGAATCACCTTCCGGAGATCATCGACCCCGCCCTTGCTTCGCCACCTACTAATGTACTTCACGATGTTCGCCTCACACCAATCCAAATTATTGGCGAGTATGTACTCGGTTGGTTGGATCATCATCAACTTATAATGATTTCCACCTATCTGATCGTCAAATGCGCTCATTACACCTCCTTCTCGATGTGATCGCTTATCCTCTGAAGCAACACCATCATCCTATCCACCTTCTCGACCATGTCATCGTACTTTTCCATGACCTCCTCCACCTCCCGCTCGTTTAAATCCAGACTAACCTTCAACTTGACTCACCGTTCATTACCATGTACCCCGCTATTACTATGTACCCCTCTGTAAAAAATCTATCTATAAGCTTTTGATCTACTTGAGGGCTAGAAACGCTTTCTTCAAATACAACCATTACCTCATTATCAATACGCGTCTTCTCGCTCATATACTTAGCCCCGCCTTCGACAACATCAGGCACACAATGCTGCAAAAGTGGATTTACGCCATCCTCAATAAGTTCAATCGGCGTTTTGTACAGTCTCCCCTCGTCATCCCCGCAGAAACGACAAAGAACAGAGTGCTTTAAACTGCGATCACCCCAAGCCTTAACAAAAAAAATTATCTCCTTTACTCTATATCCCATAACCTATCTCCTTATTTTTGTGATTCATCTTCCGACTCGACTTCCCACGGTTTCGCTGCCGTGCTCGTACCGAGATAATGCCACATCGCCATGCCCGGTTCTGAATGGGTATGCACGATATGACTTAAGTGTTTCTGAACGTGAGTGACTGCACGCTGACAGGCATTCACACCATTTGCTTTCTTGTGTCGCTTGAGGGCAGTCTTCGCTAAGAACTCCAGCTCTGCCCTCTTATAAAATTCGTTTTCTTTCATCGCCTTCATGACGATTCCCGCTATCTCTACCTCGTCCTCTGCTACCTCTTCATCACTCTTCTTGTTTGGTGTCCGAGTGAAGTCGCTGACCTCCCACAAGCCATCATCGAAGTTGAACAACGATATATGTTCCTGTGGATCTGCTGCGTTACGCGCCTCATAAAAGATATTGATGTTAGGTTTCTCGCCCATCAACTTGATCCCGCTGTCGAACCAACCCGCGAACACCGACCCACCTCGAGCTGACAGGAAGGACCGGTCATCCGCCCTCTCTTTACCCGTATGGTGTGCGATGATTGTCGCCACGTTGTTCATCTCCATGAGCATATCAACCCGATCCAAAAGCTTTCTGATCTCGGTGTTGCTGTTCTCCTCACCATCAAAGAAGTTAATGATCGGATCGATCATCACGATGTCTGGGTTGTGGAACGCTACCTCATCACTGAACGCTTGGATGTCGCTATCCTTCATGAGATTCTTTCTGAGCCGTCCACTGATAATGAGGTTATCAAACCCCATCTGCCGGACCTCATCGTTCGTTGAGAATCTTTGGTAGTACATCTCGACGCGCTGCTTCAGGAACTCTGCAATGATCTCAGCCTGAAACCACATCACCTTGAGCGGTTTGTTGAACGGGACACCCATAAAATCTGTGCCGGTCGTTGCACCTGCCGCGAACGCGCCAAGCCAGTTGGACTTACCGATCTTAGGCTTACCCAACAAGAGCACCCGACTGTTCTCGAAGATAAACTTATCACCCCAGTACTGCTCAATGGTATCGTCCTCCATGGACTGCCACTCAAAGCTACTGAAGGGTACTAAACCAAGGGGTCCTGAATCTGGTTTTTCAGGGGTATCAATAGGATCTTCTTGCTCCTGGATCTCCTTCAGATCTTCGGTCAATCCTGTGTGCCACGTTGATGTGTTCCACTGGTTGATGCCGCTCTCAGCTAGGTCTGGGTTCCGCTTGATATGCCCTTGACATATAGACATAACTGTTTTAGTTGCTTCGACCAAGTCCATCGGCGGTGAACAGCTTTGATTCCAGTCCTGCGCCTTGATGAGAACTTCCCGAAGACCCCATCCTTCTTTGATCCACTTGCCGACCAACCGTGCGAGGGTGTCGTTGCGACTACCTTCGACCTTCGGATCCTCGGTGAGCTTCTCTCTGATGCTTGGGACTTCCCCAGTGTTGGGATCGACAGAGTTAAAGCCATGGATGTGTTGCAGGTCTACACCCGACAGCAATGGCAGATCATCAATTGATGTTACGCCATAGGATTGCTCACACTCTAAGCGATAACCTACGCTGGGCGCGATCATCACATACCCGCCATCACCACGGACATCGATCTTATTCTTGCCGACACTGTTTCGAATGTCATCGGGTCCGAGTGCGTAGAAGTAATGGGTGCCACCTCGAGGCGTTATCTGTTTAAGCGGTGTGCGCGTAATGCCACCAGACTCTATCCATGTAACGGCTTCGTCACTGTCTGCATCGACAACGGCAAATGCTATGCCGGTTATGACAGCCCAGTTTGCTTCAGGGTATTGTGAATGCCACTGCTTTATTTCTTCTTCGCTCGGTTGAATGGTTTGATAGTGCGTCCATTTAACTCGAGGTGTCTTCGCCCATTTTGCTTTAAGCGCATCATCGGTATCGAAGGGATGCCGACTGCGAAAGTACTGCGGTACTGTTTCTTTTGGAGAACCACACGGTATGACATGGAAGCCAAGCTCCCACATTGCATGCAGCCAATCAGCTTTATGATCAGGCTCTAGATTTTCTCCACAAAATTTCTGCTGGAAAAAATGCATATCAATCCACCCTTGCTATTCGCCTCTTTGATCCGTCTTCCCGCGCCGATTCAATCTTGTAATCAATCGACTTCGCTGCTTGCCTGATTGATCTCAACTGCTGTAGCTTAGGATCGTTCGACTCATCTATGGTAAAAGAATCACCGACATCCAGCCGAAGCAGTATCTTCTGCCACCTACCTGGGCCACGGGTCTTGCGACCTACGCCCACACCTTTTTCAATTACGATATCCACTGTGCCACTCCTTGTTGTTTGTTCACCCGATCATACTCCAACACAAAAGAGATAACAACCTAGTAAAAAAGTGTTGCTTTTATCTTGTGGCTATGAGAAAGTTTGTTTCGAGAAGAGAGAAGGAGTGTGTAATGCAGTACGAAGAAGTCGTAGGTCTGTTAGTCGCTGCCAGAAAGGTAAAGGTGGAGATCGATAGTAAGATAAAGCGTTTAGAAAGAGAAGTACTAGAAACAAAATTTGCGAATGACGCTGTTCAGCCGATACGCAATCAGGGAGGTGAGCGCACCGTAGAAGGTGTGACTTTTGAGATCAAACGTACCTACGTTTGGGATCAAGAACTCTTAGCAGAAGCGTTAAAGATGTACCCTTCTGTTGAGGATTGGCCCTCCTTTGTAACCCCCGTCAACGAAGTTAAAGTCAACCTGACTAAGTTTAAGCAGTTTTGTCTGGACCATGCAGACCATCCGCTTTTACCTAAGATTCATGGTGCGATGTCAGCTAAGTTTGGCGACCCTAAAATCAAAGCAATAAAGGAGGTATGACATGTCGTTACTACAGCAAGTAACTACGGCACGGGAAGTGATTCCCGACGAACCATTGCCGCCGGTCAGGATTAATATCCAAGGCACGGACGGTATTGGTAAGAGCACGTTCGGAGCAGGAGCCCCCAACGTAATCTTTATACAGGCAGAGGATGGCCTGAACTTCATCGAGGGTGTGGCAAGGTTTCCGCTTGCCAATGAGTGGAGCGATATCATTAGCCAGATCGCAACGTTGGCCAATGAAGATCACTCTTATAAGTCATTGGTGCTCGACACCACGGATGCCGCAGCCCTTAAGACTGAGGCCCATGTGTGTGAAAAGAATGGCTGGGATAGCATTGACGCGCCTGGATTTGGCAAAGGTTATACCGCTGTCCGAGAACAGTGGGTCAAACTGCTAGATGGTTTAAACTTTTTGCATCGGCACAAGGCAATGAACATCATTCTCTTGAGCCATGTTGCGATCAAGCCATTTAACGATGCGGTTCATGAGTCTTATGACCGGTGGGAGATGAAGTGCAACAAGAATGTTAACGCACTCATTAAAGACTGGGTGGACTTTAACCTTTTTGCAAACTATCAGACGGAAACGATCAAGGATGGTAGCAAAACACGCGGTGTTTCATACGGTAAGCGAGCCTTGCATACGCAATTCGCCGCCGCATTCGATGCCAAATCAAGAGTAGCATTACCTCCTAAGATTGATCTTAGCTGGAATGCATTCGTCACTAGCTATGCAGATGCCCTGCAAGCTTCATCTTAATAAGTAGGAGATTCCAATGGGAATATTAGATCAAGGTATCGACTGGAGCGCAGTCGAAGTAGGCGGTGGGATGACGGACAACGGTCCTGTCCCACCAGGTGAGTACATCGTTGAGGCGGTCAAGTACGAGGAGAAGACCTCGAAGGCAGGTAATGTTTTTCTTGCG